AGGCCGTTGTCGTGGCATTTATAGTAGCCGACGACGTATAGAGTGCAGCCCGCATGGTGTGAGCGGCGTTGGTAAAATCATGTTCAGCCTCCAAGATTTCCTGTTTGAAGCTGGTCGCCATCGCTTGCGTTATTGCCATCTCACATTCTCCTCAACTGGTCAGCGATCAAACGCTCCTCGGCCTTTTCCAAAAAAGCGATGATGGATGTCTTCTCGCTACTCTTCGCCGCATCCATGTAGAAGATCAGGATGCTTCGCAGGTTGTCCTTGTAGGCGTTGACCTGATCCGCGATTTCCCTGGGCATGTCGCCGGAAATGCGAACGATCTTATCCATGGCCATCTCGGCCAGGGCCTCCGAGGAATGCCCGTCATTCTCGGTCGTGTGAACCAGTACACTCCCGGCCTTGACCATTTTTTCCAAACCTTGCATTACGTCACCGGTACTCTGAATTGGCCCGAACGGTACATGTCCTTCCGGGTCTTGCCGTCGCCGAGAACCTTGAGCCTCTCCATGGCCGTCTGGTACTTCGTCTCGTAGGCCTCCATCAGGTCACCCTCGCCCTTCATGAAGATGTAAGCCTCTATCAGCGCCCCGTAGAAAAGCGCGCTCTCGAAGTTGTTGCCCAACCAACTCGTGGAACTGTCCACGATGGAGGTAGGCTTGTAGAAATAATGCAGTTCCACCACCCTGGCGACGGCGGGGGTTGGGGTCACGAAGAAGGTGGCGTCGTCCCACAGCGCGTAGAACCTCGGGTCGGCTTCGGGGGTGCCAGCCGGATACGCCTCCCTGAGAAAATTCACATCCTTGTTGATGAGAAACTGCGTGTCGCCGCTGGCGTCAACATAACTCAAGGAATACGGAGAGATGAAGTCCGAGGGGGCCACCAGATAGGCGTTGCTGGCGGTAAAGTTGGTGGTCGAGTTGCGCCTGAACTCGGGCAATTGCACGGTATGCAGGATGCGGTCCTCGGCCATCCGCGTGAAACGCGGTATCTCGGCCACGAAGTCCGTCCCTGTGTTCTCCGTGTACGTCTTGATGGACGCCACCAACTGTGCATACGTCATTGCCATCGATCAGACCTTAAAATTGGCTCCTCGGGCCGCGGCTCCGGCCCCTCTGGCCTTCACCGTCGTCTGATTGGTGGGCATGATGCCCCTCTTCGCTCCCTGGACGGAGCCGCCGTTGACATAGCCCTTGGGAGCCTTCGGCATCTTGCCCGCGCCACGCTTCTTCGCACTCATCTTGTTAAACTTTGCCTCTGTTCTAGCAAGACCCTGCTTAGCTTTGTTTAGTTCATCACTCATGTGATCATCCTATAATCAGACCGCTCTCGGTTCGTGCTGGACCCTTAAACCTCTGGAGGTTGGTCTGCCTGGGATAGATTTTCCCAAAGCCCTCACTGACAGCTTGGCGTGATATTCATTGTTTTGGCTTACAGTTATGCAAACACCCACGCATAATTGTCTCCATTTTCACAAGCCGCCGGTCAAACCGCCACATGATAACGAGTAACGCGATAATGGCGATATCGCCACCGGCCGATAGCGCCTCTTTAACTAGGGCAAATTCGGTCATTGAGGCCATCCTTTTTCCGGTTTCCAGACGTTCCTCGGCATGATCTTTCTCCTACGAGGTTGTCACGTTCACCCGGCCCACGAAGGTCGTTATGTCCAGGGCAGGGTTGCCTACCGGGTTCCACCCAAACAGCCCCTGGCTCTCCTTTGGGTTGGTGTCGGGGCGTGGGTCTTTCAGGGCCTCCGGGTCGTAAACCCTAAACTCACCCAGTTGCAGTTGCGGATGGTCCTTGTCGAAACACTCCGGGCATACACGTAGCCCATTCGGTCGCTTGTCTTCGATCTCGTAGCCCAACTCGTGCAACGGGTAGCGGAAGGCGCACCTGTCGCAAAACCCGTAGGCGTGTTTGCCTCCTGCCCAGGGGCCGGTCATGAGAAGTCCATATCTACGTAGCCCGCCAGCGGCACGAACACCAAGGGGGTCTTCGTGCGGTCCTCCGAAGCGGCGAGTTCGAATTGCTCCTCGTAGATCGCCTTCAACGTAGGCACCCGCTTCTCCAGTTCCGGCTGCTTCATGGCGATGTAGTAGGCCAGCCCGGAGGCCAGGGCGGGGATGAAACGCTCCGGCATGTCGGGGTTGTTGGTGTTGGTCCCGGCGTCCTCGATGCGCCTCAGATACCAGTACACGAAGGTGAAGGTGTCGTCGGGCGGCACCGGCCAGAAGGTCACCGTGTGACGATTTTGACGGTCGAGATACATCTCCGTGGGGCGCGCCTCGGTGTTCTTGTTGGTGCGCTGGGCGTAGGTGCTGGCCGAGATCAGCGTCAGGCTGTAGTCGGTCTGGCTTGTGCCTGAACCCTGACGCACGGTGCCCTCCAGGAAGCTCACCATGTCGTCGGCCAGGGCGTACGTCTTGGTACCATCGGTCAGCGACACCGTGGCCTCGGTGACGGTCCACAGATTTATCCCCCGGTTCGACCACTCCAGAAACATGATGTTCAGGCTTCTTCGTGCCGTGCGGAGATCGTAGCCGGTACGCATCTCCCGACCAGCCCGCTCCCACGCCTCCTCGCATAGCTGGAGAATATCCAGCTTGAAGGCAACGGTGCCTGATGTGGTGGGGGCAGCCATCAGAAGCACCTGCCCTTCGTGTGTCCCTTGGCCTGGATGCCGGTCTTCTTGACCCGCCCGCCCCACCTACCCGCCTTGGAGGCGATACGCGCCTTGGGGGCCTGAACGGCGGGCTGTACGGTGGGCTTCTGGAAGCCCGGTTGAGCCCCGGCTCCGGTGATGTTGCCGAAGACGCGGGCGTTGATCCTGCTCAGGAGCCCCGGATCGATGCCTGCGCCAGAGACGAGGTTACGCAGGAGTTTGGGGTCCACGCTGAAGTTCCCCCGGCCCCTGACCGGGGAGGCCGCGCCCACGCCGCCGCCCGCCGCAAACTTCTTGCGGCTCTGGGGGCCTTTCCTGTTCATCTTCATTTCCGGCTCCTGTTCTTTCCCTCGGGCATCACTTGAAGATTGCTCGGGGAATTGTTCTGGGGGTTGCCGTCCTTGTGGTGGACATCTTTCTTGTCTCCGACGTGGACCTTCCCCGCTTTCTCGGCGGCATACCGCGCCCGGTGGCGGGCGTTGTTGCGCTTGAGTTGAGACGGCTTCTTGTGGAAGGTCTCGTACTCGCGCTTATAGTTACGTCGTGCATTTTTTTGGCTTCGGCTCATGCCGCTACCACCGTCGCCCCCTGGGACAGAGGCCTCCACAGCGCGTAGAAGTCGATATCGCCAGCCGTCATGGCATTGGTGCCGATGGTCATGATGACATCGACGCCGTTGCCGATGATCACCCCCTCATCCGCGATCTGCGCGGCGTTGGCGTTGGCAGCGGTGATCAGCGTCCAACTGTCGCCCACCGCGAACGCTGTATTGTCTGCTATGTCTTGGACGAGCAGTGCAGCCGTGTTCCCGGCAACCCCGAGTTCGAGAGTTCCATTGTTGCTGGTGCTGGTGACGGCGACATCGACGCTTGCCCCCACCTTCATCAACACGTCCCCGGTCACCGTGAAGACAGTGAACGTTCCAACGCCCCCGGCGTCATCGGTGAAATTCCAGTTGCCGACGACAACCCGCCAATCGTTGCTGCCACCGCTAATACCATGACCGTTGCCGCTCATCGGGAGCCTCCTATCGCTCGTTCTCTATATGCCCACGCCAGGAAGCCGACACGGTGTTGGCCCCTGTCGCCCAGGCGTTGATCTTGATCGACGTTTGAAATTCCGCCCATTGGGGCCTCTATCTGCTTGCCACCTTCGATCATGCTCTCCCGCTTTGAACAATACGAAGATTTGCGGTGCCCGAGGTATGCGCCGTGAGCGCAAGACGGCAGGCTACCGGAGGGTTGGTATAGTTGCCGTCCGAGGTTCCGGTCTGGCCGCTGATCGTGTCGTGGGTATGGACCGTGGCGGACGTTTCATCGGTGAACGTGGATGCCAGGACGTTGTTGAACGTGTGCTGCACGGCGTAGGTCAAGGATGCCCCCGACGACACACCACAGCCGAGGCCGACATTAAAGTCAGGCCCCCGGTAGTTAAGGACGAACCACGCGCCTTCACACAGTCCATCCACGCCGCTCTCGACGGCTCCCGCCGAGGCTCCGCTCGACGTGATCCTGTCCACCCACGCGAAGTTGACATCCTGGGTGGTGCTGGTTCCGGCGTTGGCTCCAGTGATGCTGTCGGTGATGTTATTGCCGTAGCGGTCAAACCCACGAGCCGTGTAGGTGTCGCCCGTGTCGTCGCCCGCCGAATATTGGGCTACGTGCTGGGGTGTGGCGAACTCGGCATACCCATTCACGCCAACTTCGATATCGCCGACGAAGGCGCTGACCGGGGTCAGGGAGGTGATGTGGTAGAACTTGGTGGAGCCCAGCGTGATCAGGCCGTTCCCGGCTCCGGTGAGGGTCTCTCGAATGGGGTTACCGTTGATGTCCTCGCCAACGGCGAGGAGGGTGTCCCCGGTGTTGTCAGAACTGGCTGAGTACAGCAGGATGTAAACACCCCGGCGATCTCTGAAATCAACGCCGAGAGCCCCATTAAGCGTCAGGGCTGCTGACGTGTCAGAGGCTGCCTGGGCTTGGCAAATCCCGTCACGGTCGTAGCCGGTGGCGTAGCTCCCGTTGATCAGGAAGTCCAGGCGGGCGGCAGCAAGGGTCTCAGCCATAGATATGCCGTTCCTGTCAAGGACGGAGGGGGCGAGTGTGATGACCTTTGGTCTGGACATCTTAAATCTCCTTCACTTTGCAAGACTCGCCATGAGTCTGCATATTGTCGGCCTGCGCCCCACCTCTCGGATGAGCGGTGGTGCAGCACAGCGGCTTGTCGCAACCGTGAAGGACACGCATGTCTTTGGGGGTCCAGAAGATCGAACCAGGGAGAGCGGCTATGGCGGTATCCATGCCTTTATATCCTCTCGGTATGTAAAACGCTAAAGAACCATCGGTATTCCTAGCTGTTGGCCGGGGAGGACACACGCGCCCTCCCCGGTCAAGCTGACTTGAGACGCTACTTGTGCTGCCGGTTCCAGTCCTCCTGATCCACGTCCGGTGGACAGGGAGGAACCTTCGGCTGAACCTTGCCCTTCGACGCCTTCGGCGTTCTCTTCGGCGCAGCCTTTTTCTTCGCTGGTTTCTTGGCCATGATCAGGTTCCTTGTCTGCGTTTAGGTGCTGAACACCACCATCGTCCCGCCTGCGGGTTCGGCAGCATCGGGGATCGGCATATTCAAGAACACCCGTCCCGACGCAGTCGTTTCCCACTCCGTAGCGCCAAGGCTGGCGCAGTCTTGGAGGATGATCGACCCACCCGCACTAGAGTGGACCGAGGCGACCAGAGAGACGGTGGTGGCGGTGGAGTTAACGCCGTTGTGGAACATGCAGTTCTTGAACCACGCATACCGATCAATCGCACCGGAAGAGTTGGCATCAATGAAGAGAGGAGAGGCGGCATCGGCCTGCATGGGGAAGAAGCAGTCACGGAACATGTTCCGTGTCGCCGCGCTGGCGAACCGGACGTTGGCGTTGGCTGCCGAACGTGCGGCGGTATCCATCCCGATGTAGCACCCATCGAAGACGTTCTCCTCGCCACCGGTAATCAGGAGGGTTTCACTGCCCGCCCGGTCAGCCGCCGAGGAGGCGGTTGCGTTGGCCATGTTCATCATGGCCACGTTGGAGAAGTAATTCCTGTTGCCGGTGACGCTGACACAGGTGCTGTCGGCAGCCTCGTTGGTGCCCTCGAACAGCGAGATGTTGGAAAAGATGTTGCCGTGGCCACTGACCGTAAGCTGCGGCGTGACGATGGCGCTGGCGCTCGTCGGCGGGCTGATGCGTGACCGCTGGCTGAGCATTGTTGGAGAACAGAGACCGATCAGGTGCGTGTTGTCGTTCGACCATGTGATGGTGGCCGTATCCCGGCTGGTGCCGGAAGTATTGCCATCGTTCAGCAGGTAGATGACATCGCCGCGCTTGTCCACGGTCTTGGCGTAGGCTTGCGTGACTGTCGCCAGAGCATGGAAGGGGTCAAGGCCGGTATTCCCGGCTGCGCCGTTCGCGCCATCGACAAAGAAGTTCTTGGCCTCGTTGCCTGCGGCGATCCGTCCGCCCATGAGAGGAAGCGTCATCCCACTGCCACCCAAGAGGGGCTGGCCAAAACTGGAGACGCCATTCGGGAAATTGGTGATAGGCATAATGCGATTCCTTGTGTTTCAGTAACACCTCCACGGGATATGAAGCTGCCCGAGGGAATTAAACCCTCGCTTACTCTTCCGCTCGTCAGGGAAGTCTACTCCCACTGAAAGGGAACACCAACACTAATATTCCCCGGTCAATGTTTGTACTACTGGAGATCACGGTCTGGTCGCAAAAAAAAGAGGGGCAGCCACGGGGCTGCCCCAATTTAGGGAGGATCGCTCGCCAAGAACTTCTACGAGGAGCCGGGGCTCCCGAAGATGCCGAGGTAGTCGGAGACGCCGAAGCTGTAGCGCTCGCGAGCCTTGTACCTCGCGTTGCCGGTGTCGAAGTCGCCGTCCATGGAGGTGGCCAGCGGGATGCGATTGAACATCTTCAGCCCGTTGGGCACGTCCGTCTTGAGGAACCACGCATTGGTGTCCGTGAGGTAGTGGTTCACGGTAAACCCGTCGCGCACGGTGCCGTTGTGGACGATGGCGCTGATGTCGTTGTTCGCGGTTTCGACGCGATACTCGGACTTCAACAGTCGGGTTGCCACAAACTGGAGGTTCGTGGGGATGATCAGCTTCACCGGGATGGCGGCGATCAACAGACCACGTTCGTCGGTCCAGTTGCTGATCTGAATGGCCGCGTCCTCGATGGACGTTTCGTTCAGATCGGTCGCCGTCGCTGGCCTGTTGGAAAGGTCGGCCCCGTTCACGATGGAGTGGGAGGTACTGAACAACTGGTCACCGTCGCCCGAGAGATACCCGGTCGTCGCGGTGAAGCCGGTGTTGAACGGCACCATGCCCTTAACTTCCTTCGTGTAGGCCATGCCCCTCGCCAGAGCCTTGGTGTAGCGGGTGGACAGACTGTCGTAGAGATTGTCCTCCACGGCCTCCTCCGTGATGGAGAAGCCCATGGCGATCGTCTCGTGATCGTACCGCTGGGTGAAACTTTCCTGGGCAGTGTCGTATGCCAGCGCGCCGCCTTCCTTCTTGACGGGGGCCGCACCGAAGCCGCTCAGCTTGGTTTCTTCTTCGAACGAACGCTCCGAACTCTCCATGTCGTAGCACTGAGCGTGTTCGTTCTCGTATTTGTCGTACTCCAACCCGAACAGGGCGTTCAAGCCGGGAAGGAGTTCCTTGAGCAGTTGTGCTCTTGAGATACCTGCCACGGTTCCCTCCTACTGGCCCAGGGCCAGTTCATACGAGTGAATGCCGAAGTTCCACTTCACCAGGAGATCGGTAAAGCTGTCCCCAACGGCGCTGTCCGGGCCAACGACGAAGTCAATGATCCGAAGTGGGAAGGTGTTGGTGGTGGCGGCGCTGCCCCCGTCCAACGCAACGATGGACTTCCCGATGTTGGTGTTACCGGCAGCATACGTGGCAAATTCGACGTTCAAGCCCAGGGCAGTCTGCGCCACGCTGGCGTCACTCTGTCCCATGAACACGGCGTCTGGATCGTCACATACGTAAGCCACGATGTCCGTTGCCGACGTAGACGCCGTCCACATCTGAGAGTGGACTTTGTAGTTCAGCGTCGGGTCGGTGTACTCGCAACCCATGAAAATTCCGATAGGCCGCGAGGAAGTGGCCGCTTGAGTGGCCTCGACTGTTCCCGTGGCAGCCATGGTCAAAACGTCTCCGAAGAAGACACTCGTACCGTAGCTGTTTGTCATCTTGATCTGACGAAACGAGCCCGCGTAGGCCTGTCCGCCAATCAGATTAACGGGAACGAGACCATATGGCGCTGCTGTTGCCGCCATGTGATTTCCTTCCGCTAAGGGTTAAACCAAGTCCTATCCCTTTCCTCGGGGAGGACGACCAGTACCGAATGTGGTCTGCGTACTGTGCTCCGTTGGTAGGAGCGGCATACGAGGATCACTTTCGCGCATGAAGTTTTGATCCACGCTGACCTGCTGCTGATGTGCCTTGTCGGCGTAATAGGCCTCTCTCTTCTCCATGTTCTCACGGAGCGTCTTGCACAGCACCAGTCCACCAACCTCAATACCACCCTCGAAGGTGGTCCCCCGATCGGATATGAGCATCAATTCTGGATGATCTTCCGCCTTCACGGGTTCCCAGCCCTCTCGCATCCGCATGGAGATGTTCCTGTTGTCGGCTTCCCCGCCAATAGAGGCGCGGACCCAACGGAAGCAATATCCATCCTGATCGTCGGGGGTGGGGAGGTTGGAGGGAGGACGATACCCAGCGCTGGGATCGACCTCTTCCTTTTCGCGTGTCTCGTTGTCTCGGGATTGTTTCCCGGTGCGCTCAGCCATCTGTAGGCTCCATTTCCTTGGCAACCTGTCTGGCGTACTGCTCAGTAGTCAACCCCAGCCGCCTTGCGAGAGCGACTGCGGACGCCGTCAACTGCACTTTGCGCGAGGGTTTACCGCCTCGTGACGGCCCGCCCACGGGGGGCGGTGTCTTCCTGCGGGTCGCAGCAGATGCCTTGACACCTTGACGACCTTCGTCCCCGCTGGAAGTAAACTGAAAATCGGGGAACGCTACCCGGAGACCTTCGTTGATCTGCTCGTAGTAGCCTTCATGATAGCGCGGGTCGAGCCCGCTCTTGACGAGTTTTTCGTGAAGACCGATCGCGTACCCGGTCATGTCCTCGTGACCTGGAGTATGGAACCACATGTTGTCGTTGATCCATGCCGTCGCCTTGGCGTCGGGAACAGCAATCGAGGCCTGCTGGGGCTGTCCCTGTGACTGGCCTGGGGCTCCCCCGGCGGGATGCGAAGCTTCCGCCTGCTCCTTGACCTGCATATTCCGCACCTTCTCGGCCTGGATGCGGCTCATCTCTCCCTGCGCCTCGACCAGGGCGTCGGTGTCGCCACTCTCGTAGGCTGTCTTGAAGTTTGCCTTGGCCTGCTCAAGTTCCGCGTCGGAACGAGCGCCGATCTCACTGATCATGGCAGTGTTGGAGGTGTCGAGGGCTCCCTTGAGGGCGCTGTTGTCGTGCGACACCGCCTCGGCGTACTTGACCGCCTCTTCACTGGTACGCTGCGCCGC